CCCTCTCGGGCCCCTCGCCGTTCTACGGTCAACGCTAATGTTGCTTCACGAAAGGACTTCGTATGCTAAAGAAGCACGGGAATGCTGTCATCGCCCCACTGGGCGTGAGAATCGGCCCTACTGGCATCCCAGTTACTAAAAGTAACGAGGTTGTCAAGGAGGACTGGACTCTCGAGACAGAAAATCATCCGCATTGGTCTTCCAGAAAGAAATGGAAATACCATACGGATATAGGCGGTAACTTCAGAAAACTTGAGGTTAATACTCTCAGGATGAATTCTGAACACTTCGACGTCAGGTTTAACGGGTTAACCCCGTTAGCCGGCTATCGCGGTGTGCTGATCAACGGTTTTACGCCGTCGGTCCCAGTCACGGACTCAGTTGACGTGTTATTAACGCAACTAGCCCCATACGCCTACTCCCGAATGAAACCAACAAAACCATCATTTGATGGCATCCGCGAGCTACTAGAGCTCAGAGATTTGGTTTTGCTTACAAAGCTGCGCATGGAAGGTGCAGTCCATGACCAGTTACCCAGACTACCGGGTAAGTCATGGCTGTACACTAACATGGCTGCAGCCCCTTTAATCAAGTCCATGATTGATCTCTACCAAGCCTATCACGGCTGGGAAAAGCGTCTTAAATGGTTGCTTGATAACGAAGGTGAGCCTATACGTACCCGTGTTCAAATGGGTACGTTTTCCTCTCAATCAAATCCTGTCGAGACCACCGGCAATAATGAAACGGGATTAGCAATAATCCCATCCGATGGTTTCGCCTCTGGTACCTTCATTGGCCAATGGCGAAGAAGGGACTGGAGTGGGGAGAAAAGTATCGTGTGGGCTTCTGCCTGCTTCCGATACTGGCTACCCAAAGGTCCTCGGGACGTCGTCTGGACGTACAAAATGAAGCGGCGCCTATTCGGCATCGATAAATTTAGTATTTCTCAGATATACGACGCATATCCTTGGACATGGTTGATAGGCTGGTTTTCCAATGCTGCCACCGTCCTCCAAAACTTGGAGGCTGAAGTGGCCGATCGGCTAGCTGCCGATTGGTTTTACATGATGGGAACAAAGGTCAGTTACAATGTTTCTGAACTTTCTACCACAGTAAAAGCAAGCCCTTGGGGACCCCAGAAGGCATTATACTCTCGCGTTGAAGTCTCCAAAGTTGAAAAGAGGAGACTTCGCGGCGATCCTTTCGGTCTAAATACTAACCCGGCAAACTTGTCGGGAATTCAGCTCTCGATTCTTGGCTCGCTTGGTATCTCCAAGCTCCCTCGGTCGTAGCAATTAAGGCGGGATTTACCGCCGTAACAACGTAAAACCAATAGGAGCTTCCAATGCTAGCAGATCCTCAGAGTGTCACAGTCAATGCAGTAGCGATTCCGCTACCGCGTACACAGCAGGGGGCGACACAAAATGTGTATACCTCTGCCGACGGAAACACTACGATGGCGACGAAGCAGAATATTACTGCCACTCGCTTTCGACGTGAAGTGCGGCTGTCTCAGAAAAAGATAGCTGCCGATCCGATTTCCGCAGTCAATACGGAAAAAGGTGTCAGCGTTTATCTCGTCGTTGACGAGCCGAAAACTGGCTTCACGGACCTGGAGATCGGCTACCTGATCGACGCCTTGAAGGCTTGGTTGTCTTCAACCAATTACAACAAGGTACTCGGCGGCGAATACTAACACAGTACTCGCCAATCAGGTAGGCTAATTGCCGGCGTTGGACGGTTTCTATGCCCCTATATAAATGGAGGTATAGATGGAAAGACCGGCCATGCTTCTCGAGACCATCCTACGTCAATGTGGGATGGATCTAGACTTGTCCGTAGAACGTGATGTCGCGCAAATGCGGCATCGCTATGAACAAGAAGGGTTCTCGTTTTTATCGATAACCCTCCCCAGGCTCTCTGATGCCCTACTTCAGGGTATTGAGGCCGGGCGGTTCACATGCCCTGCTGGTTTCAGCAGACATGGAAGTCTCCCCCGATTTCTTGGAGGTTTCTTCAACCGACTGTTCAGTCGTGACGGTGTGCTATTGCATAGTGCTAAGGCGGAGACGATAAGTTCACTCCGTCAGATCTTAGACTTCTGGAAGAAGCCGAAGATTGCTTGCTCGCCAGAGCGCGAAGCTCTGGCAGAAGCCAAGTACATAGCAATAGAGGAGGAGCTCAGCATGCTTCGTTCGGCAGTAACAAAGAAGGATAATACCCTCGATGAAGTTGCCGGAATCCTTTGGTCCACAATCTTTGATGAAGTGGATCCCCTGGATCTTATATGTAAGCATGGTCCTGGTAACACTGCTGATAGGCGGCTGCAAAACAGCAGACGACAGTTCAGTTGGTGGTACGAAAGAACAGAGCCGTGGTTTCCTTCAGCTTTACACTGCTATCCAAACTATGGATATGCAGCGGAAGCTGCTGGAGGCCCCTTCGGAGGATCGAAGTCCTTAAACTTCGTAAACGAGTGGCAAGAACCGCCCGTTCGCGTTGTTTTCGTTCCCAAAACTCTGAAGACTCCTCGAGTCATCGCTCTAGAACCGAGTCCGATGCAGTATATGCAGCAAGGTTTGCTGTCGTATATTGTACCGCGGCTAGAGCATCATTGGCTTACAAAGTCCTCTATCCGATTCTCGGATCAGAGTGTGAACCAACGACTCGCACACAAAGCGAGTCTGGACAAGACTTTGACAACACTCGATTTGAGTGATGCCTCAGATAGAGTGCATGTTGACCTAGTTGATAGGTTATTCAGGCGCTCTGGGATTGGCGATTACTTACTCGCCGTCCGGTCCGGACAAGCTGATTTACCTTCTGGGAAGCGCATAACGTTGTACAAATATGCTTCAATGGGTTCAGCAACTTGCTTTCCCGTTGAAGCTATGGTTTTCTATACCATAGTACAGTCGGCTATGCACCATCAAGATGGTAGACGTCCGAGTTCACGATCAATCGCACACTACTCGCGATCGATCGACATTTACGGGGATGATATCATTATTCCCGTGAATTATACGGACGCAGTTGTGCATCACCTTGAAGCCTATGGGCTAAAGGTTAACGTCAACAAGTCCTTCCGGCATTCACTATTCCGGGAGTCTTGCGGTGCTGACTTCTATAACGGTGAATCGGTTAGACCGATTTACGCCAGAGAGTTAGCTCCCGACGATGCGCGACACTGGACAGCGTCTCAAGTGTCCTCCTGGACTGCCACGGCGAACCAGTTTTACATAGCTGGTTCGTGGCGCGTAGCCCAAGTGATACGCGAGATGCTGGAGAGCGTCTTGCGTGTTCCAATACCCCGTTCCCGCGAAAGTCGTGGGGATGGGATAGTCTTCATTTCTGCTTTGTTCACAACAGAGTGCCGGTTTAATTCGGCGCTCTATGCGTTCGAACAGAAAAGAACCGTGTACATCCCTCTTAAAAGAAAGGACTACATCGATGGAAACGCAACAGCCTGCCTCAATAAATGGGGCCAAGGTCTCCGAGAATATCTTACTGGCAGTTACCATAGCTTTCAACAGCATGGGCAACGAGCTCGTCTTTATCGTAAACCCTTACGGGTGGACGATTCAGGCGACCCCAGAATCTCTGGAGGAGTACTACTCCGATTACCAGAACAACCAAATCTTGGTTTGTTTCCCGGTAATGCGGAAGAGAGACTTCTTCAGGATTCTTGGGCGTTTGATAGCTCAGGAAATCTGGAGTACCGCTCCGGATCGTATGGTGTCAGTAATGACACCAATCGGCCGGGGGAACGGCTACGCCTATTCGGCGGAACCGTACCAGCTGTCGGAAGAACGTCGCCAGAGTCTGGCGGCGGCCTATCCGCATCTTTTGCGGAACTAGCTGACTCTCGTTCTACTGGATTAGATTTCCAGTACAGTGCGGAGCGCGGCGCCTTCAAGTCGAAGCGCCGCTGGGTCACGACGTTGTCGTGATGTGTGAATAACACAAAGGAGG